CTCGATGACGATGATGCGCGGCGCTTTCAATTCGATCGATGCGGACATGGGTCCTCTTTTCGCTTTGATTTGGGATTGTGAAACCAAAGGGTGAAGAACCCTTTTCGAGATCGAAGGTTCAGGCAGCCGTGTGAACCTTCAAGCCGCGCCGGAGCCGTGGCGCGGATCGTGCGGAAAATAGGAGGCGCGCCCCGTTCTCACGCGCCTCCGGAGGAAAACCGTTAGCTTTCCGGCGCGGCCAGATAGCCCGCGACATTGTTGGTGACGGTCAGCGAGATGGGCGGCGTGACGCCCGGAGTGCAGAAAGCCGTGCTCTGATCCGCGTCCAACTGCCAGACGATCATCTCGCCGTCAAAGCCGAGCTTTGTGCTCTTGAAACGGGCCTTCGGAACCGAGACGGTCAACTGAGCCGATGCGCCGGAGTTGACCGCCAGCTCGTAATCGCTGGCCGTATCGTTCCGGAAGAGCGTGTAGGTGTCATCGGTATCCTTGGCCGCAATCGTCGTGGAAACCGAGAAGGTGGGGTTCTGCTTGCGCACAAAGATTCCGTACAGCTCGCCGCCCGGCGCGCGGTGAATCAGGCACTCGTTGGAGAGCTTGATTACCGACTTCATGTGCCGCCCGAGGAAAGAGGCCGTCGAGCCCACCGGGCCGAAGTTCAGCGCCGCGTCGGAGCCGAGCAGATAGCTTTGAGCCGCCAGCGCGGGCACGGATTCCATCGCGCCCATCACCTGCCAGCCACAGCCGATCATGTTGTATTCCAGCATGATCGCGCCGATTTCATCGATGGTCAGCGTGAGATCGTTGACCACCATATCGGGGCATTTGTACTTCACGTCCTCCGTGTCCTCGACGTAGATCGTCGTCGGAACAGCCGTGCGCGTGCTCTCGTCGAAGGCGAAGCTGTGGGTGTAGATGCCGGGAGCCAGGGCGTCGGTGAGTCCCGCGCCGACCATCGTCGGTGAGCCGCTGTCTCCGCTGGTGGCGGCAAAGGTCATCTGCGTTCCAGCCTCGTTCAGCGTGGCCGTGATGCCATAGGCCGCGTGGGTCACGTTGATGGCGTGCAGCAGATTGGCGAGGGTGTCCGTGGCGCCGCCCGTTCCCAGTGTGATGCTGTAGGCCGTATGTCCATCGCCCTGCACGCCGCTCAGCGTGCCAGTGAGGATGTCCGTGGCGTTAGCGACCGCCAGAGTTCCCGCCAGCGAAGCCAGAACAGGCGCGGGCTCGGCCGTGGTGACCACATCGAGGCCGCAGAGAAAGGCCAGCGCCCATCCGGCCAGCGCCGGAGAGAGTTCGGATTTCGCATTGTTGAGCTTCGTCTCCCAGCTCGTGATCTGGCCATCCGTGGCGAAGGCGGTGCCTTTGCCCGCATAAGCGAGATCGCTGCGCCGTGTGCTGACGAGTTCGAGAACAGTTGTGCCGTCGAAGCGCTGCCGCATGGTGAGCGCGCTGTCGGCCAGCGGCGCGGCAACGGTGGGACTACTCCAGGCCGGCTGCGAGTTCAGGCTTGTCACCAGGTTGCGCAGATATTTCGGCTGCGAAAGAAAGTTGTTTCCGGCCATCACTTCACCTCGTTGGAGCCGCGCTGGAAGGCGCGGCGGGCTGTACGGTTTTGGACTGAACGGATTGCGGCGCATCCGTGTGGCTCGCCGGCGGCGAGATGGTGCGCGCGGAGCGATTGGCCCTTGCGGAGGCGGCGGGAGTCAACAAGGGCGCCGGCGCGGCGGCGGGCGCGATCTCCAGAAGCGCCACGCCTTTGAAGGCCCGCAACGAGAGCGTGCGCCGCCACTCGCTGGTGAGCACCCGCGTTGGCTGGGCCTCGGTGAAGAGATAAGAAAAATGACCGTTGGCGATCCGGATTTGAGCGCCCGCTCCGGCGAAGGCCGCGCCCGCCGCGCTAAGGCGCACTTGAACGAAATCGGAAATTGCCGGCGTTGTCATAGTCCAAACCTCGCATTCGGTCCGTCTAATTGCGCAATGCCCTTGACCAGGACTGTGATGCCGAAGAGCTGATCGACCGGGCCGCCGTCGTTGGGAAGCACCAGCGAGACGCGCCTGATCTCGATGGGCATGGAATCGGTGCCATCAGCCAGTAGCAGCCGCGCGCCGGCGAGCTGGTTCACGGCCACGGCCACCAGGCCCAGGATCTGCAAGCGCTCGTCGGCCTTGCTGCGCAGGTTCTCCTCGAAGCAGAGCACGTCGAATTCCAGGCCCGCTTCATAGGTCAGCCGCTGATTGTCGCGCAGGTTGGCGAAGGCCGCGTCCATAAACTGCACGCGCATCGAAGGCGGCTTGATGGCAAGCTGCCCTTGCGCATTGAAGTCCTTGCTGTTGACGGAATTCACGTCAATGAGAATCGGCGAATCGACCGTCCCATAAGCCGCGGGCATCGCTGTTTTGAGCAGCGCGATCAGCGCGCCTTCCACCTGGTCGATGCGGAATTGCGAGGGGGAGCCGCTCATTCCGCGCCTCCCAGCCCGGCCTGTGCCTGGGCGCGCCGCACGAAGCTGTTGACAAGGCTCTGGATGCGCTCCGGATCTTCCGGCCGGAAGACGAGATAGGGCCGCGCGGGGATGTTCTGATGGCGCGTATGCGCCGAGACCGTGCCCCGGATCTGATTGCGCGGACCTTTGATATTGCGCGGGCTGTTGCCGAGCCTGCCTTTGCCCAGCGCCCGCGCCAGGCGCGCGAAGCCGTGCTGCTTCACATTCACCGTCGCGGCTTCCATCTTCGCAGTGCGCGGGCCGAAGACCGCGCCGCGATCGCGCGAGCCGAACTGATGGACCCGCGCGTACACCAGATTTGTGCCGATGACGGCCTGATTCTCGTCGCTCTGCGCGTGGATCGACTGGAAGAGGCGCCCGGTGCGGCCGATGAGCAGCTTGTGACCCTCGCCATAGAAGCTGGGATCGCTTTTGATCGTCGAGGGCGCCAGGCGCGGCCACGAGCCTTCCGGCGAGCCTTCCTGGCGGAAGGTGCGCGCCACTGAGCCCATCATGTAAAGCCCGATAGCCTTCATCAGCTCGCCGCGCTGCGCCAGCGACGCCCGGAACTTGCCCAGCGCTATCGTCGCGCGCGATGCATCGATCTGAATCACTTCCGCCATAAAAATCAGTTCTCAGTTCTCAGTTCCCAGTTTTCAGTTCACAGTTCTCAATCGCCGGGCTTTCACTGACAACTGAGAACTGACCACTGACGACCGCCCTCAGATGTACCCGTCGATGTTGCGCTCGTCGAAGCGCTGATGCCGGTCGCGCTCGGAGATCGTTGGGCCGCCCAGCGAGGTCTGCGGTTGCAATGCCGTGGCCGGCTGATCGAGCGAGGCCCGCGCCGCGGCGATGTCTTTCAGAAACGCGATCGCCTGGTCAAAGCGCGCTCGCACGGTTTCGCCCACATTGGTCTCGCGCCGCCTGGAAAAGAGCAGGTAAACGGCGATGTCCAGCGTCAGGCTCTTCACGTCGTCCGACTGCTGCAACGGCGTGACGTAACGCATCCGGCAGTAGCTTTCCACGCGCCCAGAGGCCTCTTCCAGCGCCGCCGTGACAATCGCCGCGTTGATCTCGCCGGTATTGTCATCGTCGGTCAGCTCGACGAGATCCTTGGTGCTCAGCCGGAGAGGGCAAAGATCGGATTGCGTTGCGTAAGCCATAGATCAGTTGCCAGTTCTCAGTGGTCAGTTGTCAGCGGCGGTCGTCAGCGGCCGGCTACTTGGCCGGCTCGGCGGCCTCGGCGGCCTCGACGGGCTCGACGGGCTTGACGAGCTTGGCGGCGGTGTACCGGGCCGTGTCCTTGGCGTTGAGCAGCACGGCCTGCCCGCGCACCAGCAGCTTGCTGTTGTGGTAGAAATTCGCGAGCACGATGCTGGCGGTTGTCTTTTCGTTGGCCATCGGAGATCTCCTCATTTCGCTTCTGCTTCAAAAGGGCGCGCCCTTGATGGAAGCGCGCCCTTTTAGCCTTGTTCACTCCCGGAAAGCCGGGCCTTTTTATCCCTCGCTCAGGCCGGCCAGGGCGACCATGGTCGGGGCGTTCTTGAGGCAGTTGAGGAACGGGAAGCCTGTCTCGGTTGCGGTGACCTGGATGGAGTAGTACCAGTCCACGCTCTGCCAGTAGGTCTTCTTCGACAGAATCGGATCGAGCCATTCCAGCACGCCGTAGCCGTCGATGGTTCCCGGCGCGCCCGGCATGGAGACGTTGTTGCCGTCGCCGCCGGGGATCTGGCCGCCCGCCCAGACAAAGGTCTTGGCGCAGCTCACGTCGTCGCGGGTGGCGCTGGGGCTGGCGTAGCCCAGGAAGGCGCCAGTGCCCCAGATCCACGAGGCCGTCATGTTCTGCGAGGCCTTGATCGCGCCGGCGCGCATACACTTGACGCCGAAGACGCTCGACAGCTTGTCGATGTCGATGATGCCCAGCGTGTTGGTGTACTTGAAGCGGTTGACGATGTCCGGGTGGTTCTTCAGCGCGGCCACCACCGGGCTGGAGAGCACC